TGGGTAAAACTAAAGGCGGTTTATTATTAACTGAAAAAGTTCGTGAAGATTTAAGATACAATAAAGCTCAGGTAATATCAATAGGTTCTGAAGTTGTTGGTATTAAAAATGGCGATCAAATTTTTTACGACAGGCATGCTGGTCACGACGTTGAATATAATAAAGAAATATTTCAAGTAATTAGTTTAGCCGACGTTGTAATTGTTTTATGAAACAACTAGCTGCTGAAGATTTAAAAAATTTTAATCTTTTTAAGCATTATAGAATTATTAGAAAATGGGCAAGTAAAAATAATAATTTAAATGAGCCTGATTTAGAGTTGCTTATATATTTAGACTGTATAGAATTATTTACTAAAATAGATTTTAAAGAAGGTTCTTATTCTTACAGTTGGGATAATCGCAGGTGGAATAGATTATTAAAAGATGGGTGGATTAAAGTTTGGAGAGAAAGAAATAGAACTTCTCAAAAATATAATATATACACCGTTACATTTAAAAGTAAAAGATTAATAAATACTATATACAAAATTATTTTAGGAGAAATTGATATTCCTATAAGTAAAAGAAGAAATAAAATTATGTTAGGCAAAACGTATACTGAAAAAGTATTACAAAAGTCTATTCATAACGTAAATAAAGATAAATACAGATAACATGACAAAAAAAACATCAGCAGTAATAAGAGCAGAGGAAGGCGTAGTAGGAGCTAACGCATTATGGAGTGGCCCTATGGACACTATGGGCTTTCCAATGACAGGCGGAAGCAGTTCAGGAAGCAACCCAGTACAAGTTAAAAAAGCACCATGTATGTACAAAGCTGGTCCTATTACACAAATAGCGAAATCAGCTAGAGGAGAATAAAATGCTAATATCAGATTTTAAATTATACGTGATTAACTTTATTACTTTAGGAGTCACAATGATGGATATAGAATGGTGGTTAAAAATTATATTGTTATTAGTTACTATAGGGTATACTATAACAAAATGGTGGAAAATTAAAAAATAAAAAATGGCTTACGTGCAAAACAATTCACCCTTTGCTAAAAAAGGAGATGCACCATCACGTAAAAAATCTTTAGGTTATTATAATAAAGCTAAAGATACAGGCACTGGAGCGGCAGCCGGGGGTGGTATGTCAGAAAAAGGTGTTAAAAAATATAGAAAAGATAATCCAGGTAGCAAACTTAAAACAGCAGTAACTACCGACCCTAAAAAACTTAAAAGGGGAAGTAAAGCTTGGAAAAGAAGAAAATCTTTTTGTGCAAGATCAAAAGGATGGAAGTCAAAAAGAGGTAGAGCAGCGAGACGTCGCTGGAACTGCTAAATATTAATTAGTTAACTAAAAAAATATACAATGAGTGCAAAAAATTACAATTTAAAAGAAGCGTACAATAAAGCGCTTACAGGTAAAGCTAGATTGCATTACCTAGAAAACTATGAGCATGATTCTCGTAGAGGCTATGCTGGCGAATACTCTGGTAACCACCCTAAATATTCTAAAGGAGTTGCCATGGCAGGTGACCCTAACAGCCCTATGAAAGTTATGGACGATGACTTAAAATATATGCCAATAGAAGACATAGCAGGTCAAGGAACTGAAGGTGTTAATATGAAAGTAAATCCTATTAAATTTGAAGGAGAGGATGAAAAACCACCTAAAGGTTTTGAGCCTACTTTGGACGAAGTAGAAGTAACAGGAGCAAGTAACGAAAGAATGCTAGCTAATATAGAATCAGCTTCAAAGAAAAATTTTTTAAGACAAAACGTTAATACACCTTCTGAGATTACTAGTTTTCAATCTGATAGATCGTCTATTACTCCTAAAAATTTAAGAAGTTTAAGAGCGTCTAATCCAGAAGCTTTTAAAAAATTAAATCAAAAAACAGGTGGACAAGCTTCTATTTATAGTAGACAAGGAACAAGCATGATGAAATCCCCTATGAAAGAACAAAAATACGGCGGTAATATAGGAGACGAAAGCAGATCACGTAGAGACTTTGCAGGGCCAAGCATGAAGAAGTCTCCTATTAAAGAAGGGCATTATGGTGGTAACAAAGGAGATGAAAGTAAATCGCGTAGAGATTTTGAAGGACCAAGCATGATGAAAAGCCCTATGAAATCTTTAAAATTTGGAAGAAGATAGTTAAATAAAACAGAATAGAACTGTATAAATCTAACCATAAACATAAACATAAACATTAACATAAACAACAACAAAAAATGGCAAAATTTATCAAAATTAAAAAAGAAAACTTCGCATCCAGCTTAAACTATACAGCTGATATGATTATAGGAGTAGACAGTATTGCATTAGTTAAAAAAGGATCAAACAGTGCAATTAATTCAAATGAAGCAACAATATTTTTTCAAGACGCAAGCTCGTATATAACTTTTGAAGATACAGCTAAAGGTGTAGACATTGCAAATGGAATTAACAGTGCACTTACTGCTAATCCAGGCGGTGTTGTAGCAACAGTTGGTTTAGATTCAACAGTTGAAATTACAGCAATTACTGTAGCTTAATTATGAAATCAACCGGACTTGGTGATGATATAAATAAGTTTACTACCGTGACCGGCATTAAGTCAATAGTAGACAGAGTCAGCGAGGGATTAAATATCCCTTGCGGCTGTGCTGCTAGACAAGAATGGTTTAATAAAAAATTTCCTTATAAATAATATGGGATTTAAACTACCACCACCTCCTTATAAAGAATTAGGAGTTCCAGTTTATCATGTTGATTTAGGAGATGATACTCTTGGAAAAGCAAATAACAATGAAACTATTTTAATTAATAGTAAATTAGATCCTTCAGAAAGAGGGAGAGTTATTAAACATGAAATGGTACATATAAATCAATTTCGTCGTGGAGATTTAGATTACGACGATTGTAATGTTTATTGGAAAGGTAAAACATATCCTAGAAGTAAAATGCATGAAGGCGATAAAAAGCTTCCATGGGAAAATGAAGCATATACTAATGCATAATTAAATGTTAAAATTATTATTAGGACTTTTAAAAGGCGGTAATGGCCGAAAGTCCGCTGCAGGCAGTTTAGCCTGGGAGATAAGAGAAGCAATAAAAGGAAAAGAATTAGATCCTAATGAACTTATATCTATTCAAACTAAAATAAATGAAATTGAGGCTGGCCATAGAACAGTGTTTGTAGCTGGCTGGCGACCATTTATTGGATGGGTATGTGGTGTAGCTTTAGCATATAATTTTATAATAAGAGATTTATTTATTTGGGCATTAGACCCGCAGGAAGTTCCACCGGCATTACAAATGGAACATTTAATGACCGTATTACTAGGTATGCTAGGATTAGGCGGACTAAGAACATATGAAAAAGTAAAAGATAAAACAAAATAAAATGGGAAGTTATCAAAAAAATTTTAGTGATTTTGCAGTTACTGCAATTGACATGCTAGCAGAAAAAACATTAAAAGCGCAAGATTTAAGTAGCATAGCAGATTCAACTGCAAATGGTCCAGCATCACAAACAGCAATTGCCTATTCCTCAGGCGGAACTTATGGGCTATCCCCAACGGGAGGCGCAGCTAGGAGTGTACAATATAGATTGCCATCTCTCTATGTGGGATCAGCTGGCAATGTTAAAGTGACATTAGCTAACGACAGTCTTAATGGCTTTGACCCTACTGTATTAACGGGGTTAACAGCTGGTACTTTTGTACCTGTAGCTTGTAGGCAAATACATAACACAGATGCTGCAACTACAGTAACAAATTTATTAGCACTATTTTAAAATAATTATTAATCTAAATTTAATCAAATGAAAAACGTAGAACAAAAAATTACAGAAGATCAATTAAAAAAAATTAAAGATCACCAACTTAAAATGAATAATCTTTTAAGAGATATTGGACAAGTTGAAAATCAAAAGCATCTTTTTTTGCATGACTATGCAACATTAATCTCTAAAAACGAAGAATTTAAAAAAGAGCTCGAAGACATTTATGGAGCTATTACTATTGATCTTGAAACAGGAAACTATAAGCCTGTAGAACAACCAAAAAAGGCGGAAGACGCTAAAGATGTCTAGTATTATAAGAAAAATCAGTATTGGGTCTGATTATAAAAATGATGCTATGCACTACTCTTTAGGACAAGAAGTTTACGGAGGACATAAAATAGCTTACATCATATTTGACGATTCTGATAATTCTTATAATATATATATAAAGAAAAAAGAAGAGGTGTTGCCATGGAAAAAATTTAATAGCAGCATGGCGATCTCAATCGAATATAATTTAGAATATGAATAGTGTTTATGATTTTATTGTTGAGCCCATAGGCGAAAGATATAACAACGAAAAAAAAATAAACGACAAAACATTAATACTAAATACCAGCATTGAGTCTTTTAAATTTATAAATAAGCTAGCCAAGATTATTTCGGTGCCTTTAGCTTATAAAACTATTTTAAAACCTGGGTATAAAGTTATGTTACATCATAATGTTTTCAGAAGATATTATGATATACGAGGTAAAGAAAAAAATAGTAGTAAGTTTTTTAAAGACAACCATTATTTTTGTCAAATAGATCAAATTTATTTGTATAATGATGGTAGTAAATGGAAAAGTTTTGGTGATAGGTGTTTTGTTAAACCGTTATTAAATAAAGACGATTTAAAGCTTCAAAAATTACAAGATCATATTGGTATATTAAAATACGACAATAGCTCTTTAAACAAGCTTAAAATTAAAACTGGAGACTGCGTTGGATTTACTCCCAACTCAGAGTTTGAGTTTTTAATTGAAAACGAATTTTTATATTGTATGAAATCTAATGATATTGTAATTAAATATGAGTCTGACAAAAACCAAGTTGAATATAATCCAAGCTGGGCATAAAGCAGTTGAGGAATTAATTAAAGTAGCAGAAGAAGAAATTATAGTTAATGATGCTTCAGAAGATTTAGCAGCTGATAGATTAAAAAATGCAGCAGCTACTAAAAAGCTAGCTATTTTTGATGCGTTTGAAATTTTGTCCAGAATAGAACAAGAAAAAAATATTATTGAAGATACAAATTCTAATAAAGCAAAGTTTGGAGGATTTGCTGAAAGCAGAGCTAAATAATGTATAATCAAGATTTATATAAAATTTTAGATAATCATATCAAACCTAATATTGTTAATAAATATAATAAAACAAAAAAATGGGAGTATGGTTATAATAAAGAGCATGATATTATTGTTATCAGTAAGACGGGACAAATAGGTGAAATATATGAAATCCAAAATTTAAAAATAGCTTTACCTTTAATTGAAACATCTTATAAAAGATCTAACAAAAAATCTGAACAATACTGGGAAAAGTTACCTTATCCAAAACAATTAGAAAAAATAAAAACAGTATTTGAATGGAATGGATACCCGGAAAATTTTAAAGAACAATGGTACGATTATATAGATAACGAATTTAAAAGAAGAGATGAGGGTTTTGTTTTTAATAATAATGGAAAAGCTACTTATATTTCTGGTGCTCATTACATGTACTTACAGTGGACTAAAATTGACGTTGGCGCTGCTGAGTTTCGTGAATCCAATCGTTTATTCTTCTTATTTTGGGAAGCATGTTGTGCCGACAAAAGATGTTATGGAATCTGCTACCTTAAAAACAGACGGTCTGGGTTTAGCTTTATGGCCTCGTCAGAGCTCGTTAACCAAGCAACCGTTTCATCTGACTCAAGATTCGGTATATTATCAAAATCAGGGGGTGACGCTAAAAAAATGTTCACCGACAAAGTTGTCCCAATCAGTGTTAATTACCCTTTCTTTTTCAAGCCCGTGCAAGACGGAATGGACCGCCCCAAGACAGAGCTTGCTTATAGAGTCCCAGCCTCCAAACTGACTCGACGCAAGATAGAAACAGGCGAACAATTACAAGATCTCGACGGGCTTGATACTACTATAGATTGGAAAAACACAGGAGATAATTCTTATGATGGAGAAAAGCTTAAGTTACTTGCCCATGATGAATCTGGCAAATGGGAAAGACCAGATAATATTATTAATAACTGGAGAGTAACTAAAACTACCTTAAGACTAGGTAGTAGGATTGTTGGTAAATGTATGATGGGATCTACTTCAAACTCTTTAGATAAAGGAGGAGATAATTTTAAAAAAATATATGAAAATTCAAATGTCAAACAGCGAAACCGTAACGGACAGACTGGCTCAGGACTATATTCTTTGTTCATTCCTATGGAATGGAATTACGAAGGATTCATTAATATTTATGGATTACCTGTCTTCGATACCCCCGAAGAACCCGTTAAAAGTATTGACAAAACATTAATAGAAATAGGGGTAATTGATCATTGGGTAAATGAAGTAGATGGTCTTAAAAAAGATCAAGATGCTTTAAATGAATTTTATAGACAATTTCCTAGAACTACACAACATGCATTCAGAGATGAAACAAAAGACTCTCTTTTTAATTTAACAAAAATATACGAGCAAATTGATTATTTAGAAGAAACTAAATATGAAAATTTAATTACACAAGGAAATTTTCAATGGCTTAATGGTGTTAAAGATACTTCCGTAATGTTTGTTCCTAATAACAATGGAAGATTTTTTGTATCTTGGGTGCCGGCAAATCATTTGCAAAACCGACGTATTTTAAAAAATGGATTAAAATGGCCGGGTAATGAGCATATAGGAGCTTTTGGATGTGATAGCTATGATATATCAGGAACAGTTGACGGAAGGGGTTCAAAAGGGGCATTACATGGGTTAACAAAATTTAGTATGGAAGATGCTCCTGTAAATATGTTTTTTTTAGAGTATATATCTAGACCTGATAATACTGAAATATTTTTTGAAGATGTATTAATGGCTTTAGTTTTTTATGGGATGCCTATACTTGCAGAAAATAACAAACCTAGATTATTATATTATTTAAAAAGAAGAGGTTATAGAGGTTATTCAATGAATAGACCAGATAAATTAAGATCAAAATTATCTGTAACAGAAAAAGAAATAGGTGGGGTGCCCAATTCAAGTGAAGATATGAAACAAGCTCATGCAGCTGCAATTGAGTCTTATATAGATGAAAATATTGGTTTTAATAATGATGCATATGGAAATATGCTTTTTCTTAGGACTCTTAATGATTGGTCAAAATTTAATTTAAATAGTAGAACAAAACATGACGCTTCGATTAGCTCGGGGTTGGCTATTATGGCATGTAATAAAAATAAGTATGCCCCTGTGGCTAAAAAAGTTTTTAAGCCCATGAATATAGGATTAAAAAAATATAATAACGAAGGTGTAACTTCAAAATTAATATAAGTAAATGGTTTATACAAATTATAACAGTTCCTTTCCAGATCAGGTAGTACCAGAGGCAGTAAAGAACAGTTATGAATATGGGCTACAAGTAGCGCAAGCTATTGAAAACGAATGGTTTAATCAAGACTATAGTGGAGATAGATATTTGCAAAACTTCCAAAATTTTCATAGATTACGTTTATATGCTAGAGGCGAACAGCCTATACAAAAATATAAAGATGAGTTATCAATAAATGGTGATTTGTCTTATTTAAATTTAGATTGGAAAATTGTGCCAATACTTCCTAAGTTTGTTGATATTATAGTAAATGGAATGACTGACAAAGGTTATGAAATTAAATCTTTTGCTACTGATCCTTTTGCTACTAAAGAAAGAACGGAATTTGCATTTAGAGCGTTAAGAGATATTATTAATAAAGAATATATAGAAAAATTAAATGCCGCTACAGGTGACAATTATTTTTCAACAGCTCAGCCAGATCAATTACCAGCTAGTAGAGAAGAATTAGATTTATATTTACAATTAAATTATAAGCAAGCTATTGAAATAGCTGAAGAGGAAACTATAAATAATGTTTTTGCATATAATAAATACGATGAAATTAAAAGAAGATTAGCATACGATTTAGCAGTTTTAGGTATTGGCGCATCAAAAACAAATTTTAATTTATCTGAAGGAGTTACAGTTGATTACGTAGACCCTGCATCAATGGTTTATTCTTATACAGAAGATCCAAACTTTAATGATATTTATTACGTTGGAGAAGTTAAAAATTTAACTATAGCAGAAGTTAAAAGATTATTTCCAGAACTTACGGAATCTGAATTAAAAGAAATACAGAAATATAAAGGACCGGGAGGTTATAATAATTATGTTAGAAATTATGGTGGACAAGATGATTATAATTTGATCCCTATTTTATTTTTTGAATATAAAACATATACAGATCAAGTTTTTAAAATTAAAAAAACTGATCAAGGGTTAGAAAAAGTTATTGAAAAAGATGATACTTTTAATCCTCCAGAAAATGATAACTTTGATAGAGTAGCGAGGAGTATTGAAGTATTATATACAGGTGCTAAGGTTTTAGGTATGAGTCGTGTAATACGATGGGGACTATCTGAAAATATGACACGACCCTACGGGGATGTTACTAAAGTTAATATGAATTATAATATTTGCGCTCCTCGCATTTATAAAGGCAGGGTTGAATCTTTAGTTAGTCGTATTACTAGCTTTGCAGACATGATCCAATTAACGCATTTAAAATTACAACAAGTGCTATCTAGAGTAGTTCCTGATGGAGTTTATTTAGATATGGACGGTTTAGCTGAAGTAGATTTAGGTAATGGAACTAATTATAATCCAGCAGAAGCTTTAAACATGTACTTCCAAACGGGAAGTATCGTAGGAAGATCTTTAACACAAGACGGAGAATTAAATAGGGGTAAAGTGCCTATTCAAGAATTACAATCGTCCAGCGGACTTGCAAAAATTCAATCTTTAATTCAAACGTATCAATATTATTTGCAAATGATAAGAGATACAACGGGACTAAATGAAGCTAGAGACGCAAGTACTCCTGATAAAAATGCTTTAGTTGGCTTACAAAAAATTGCGGCAGCAAATTCTAATACAGCTACACGACATGTGCTAAAGGCTTTAATGTATTTGACAATTAGAAATGCTGAAAA